AGAGCACTTGATCGTGTGCTCCCCCTTGGGCGCCCAAAGAATAGCCATGGGAGCCTTGCCGTTGTTGTCGGCTACAGTCGTTATAAGCGTACTCATGCCCCCATAATGAGGCACGGAAACGGTGCGGGACAATAGCGGCAAAATGGGCTACAAAACCCCGTTAATCTATCCAGTCTCCGGAACCGTCCCCGTCGTCAAGCATGGCGTCCATGAAGTGTTTGAACGCTACGCCCGTGAGTTCTTCCACATTCGGGAAAGCGTCCGGCCATGGTGAAAAGGTCTGTGATTTCTTGAGCTTGTAGACGGCCCGAACGCCGCCGTGGCCGTCCGATTCAAAGAGGTATCCCGGTTCCACTCCGGAGCCGGTCATGCTGTTGCGAAGGTTGAGGATGCTTTTTCGCAGGGTGAAGAGCTTGCGGCCCGTCATGGAGGCGTAAGCGCCGGCGCGCACGCCGTGCGCCTCCGGAATAACGGGGATGGTCAATGCCTGGGCCCGCTTGGCCGTCACCGTGCCGCCGTAGATTTTCAGCAAGAGGGATTGTGCAAGGTCCAGCCGGTCCCCTCCGCTTCCCTCCCCCGCCTGCCCGGTGAGGTAGACGCGGGCGCCGTCCGCCGTCGTCTCGGCAAACCAGTTCCGGGCAATGTCATTGGCCCATCCGGTTTTTTTCCGGCCTAGGCCGTGGGTCGGCAGGGACGTGTTTTCAAAGTGTCCGGATTCCGCCTTTTCCCTGTACCAGGACGAGAGCCAGCTCTTCACCCCTTCCCCCATGCGTTCATTGGCTTCCGCCAGACTTTCCGGGGCAGCTATTTTCTTCACCTCGGCAATCACCGGGTCAACGCCGTTCAAGTCAATCGTCAGGTTCATATCTCGTCTTGCGTCCGGTTGATTTCCCACCCCTTCCGGTAGGCTTCCGCGCCGGCGTTCCACAGGGCCTCCTGCAGCAAATCATCATCAGTGAGGTCCATGTCCGGGAGGCGGTCCAGCACGGCGCCCAGTTCCGCCCGGAATTCGTCGTCAGAAAGCCCTGATTGAGCCTTGCCAATCAGTTCCCGGACAAAGGCCACGCATGGAGCGGCCCACGCCTGCAAGATGTCTTCAGCGGCCTTTTCCGCGTTCTGCTCCAACTCGACGGCCAGGGCGAGCGGAGCTAGTTTTTTCCCTCGGCAGCCGCCGCTTCAATGGTGTCCCCGTACTGGCCCGGAGCGGAACCGATGGACGGGGCTTTCCTCAAGACGGCTTCCCCTTCCCGGGGCTTGGGGATTTTGACGATGGCACGGGCAAATTCTTCCCCGACGTCCATCACTTCCGCCGCCTTGGAAACGGTTTCCAGGGCTTCTGCGTCAATGCCGCGGATGGACGGGACAAATTGAGGGAGCCGGGAAGGAACGTGCCCGTAGTTCAGGCGAATAATGGCCGGGATAAGTTGGGAATTGAGGATGTTCGCCACGGCCTGCCCCACATCCTCAATGACCTCTTTGCGGATGCCGGCATGCACCTTGCCGAGGGCATAAGCTCCTCCGTCCCCCTTGGAGCTGGTCAGAGTTTGCCCCAGTATCAGGTTGTCGCATTGCTCGTCCGCCAGTTTGATCAAATCCGCCTGGGGCAGCCCGTTGGCTCCCTTCACGGCGTCGTGGAGCTGAAACTCTAAATTTTGCGTGGAAACGGCCCAGCCTCCGGAGCCGAGGTTTTGCAGCATTTCCGCAGCCTCCGCCTTGGCCTTCTCGTCTCCTCTGACCTTGGCCGTGCGGAAGGGGATGCCGAAGAGTTCGCAGAACGTCATCAGCCAAGGCAGCCCGTAGCAGGCAGCCCCGAACCATCCCACCAAACACCGGAGCTTGGCGCCAAAGATGGGATGAAATACGTCGGTCTTGTTCAGGCCAATCAGGAACTTGTCCGGGGGGAACTCTTCCCCTTCCAGGTCGTTTTCCAGGCCATTGCGGAAAAGGAGCAGGCGGTCTTTCTTCCCGCAGTTGTATTCCCATGCGTAGAATTGAGCGGAAAGAGGCTCGTAACAGCGGGGGTAGATAATATCATCCGCCGCCCATTTGATTTGATGAACGGTGTTGCCGCAAGTGAGCATGTAGGTCAGGGATTTGATCAGGTCATCCGCCCCCTGTTCTACCGTGTCCGGTTCCGGCTCGGAACGCCAGAAGGCGGATTCGACGAGTTCTGCCATTTCCTGCGCTTCCGGCGTCGGCTTCTGTCCCTTTTCCGTCCAGGGCATGACTGTCCACTCCATGCGGGCAACGGCGCTTGCCATTTCTCCAAGGTTCTTGCGGAGGCGCGGCCATTTTTCCAGCATAGCCATGAAGAGCTGCTCCTGCCGGTCCAACTGCCCGGAAGCAATGGAGTCTTTCAATGCCTTCAGGGCTTTCGGGTCAAGCTCGGAGGCTGGCCAGTGCTTGAATTTGTTGTCGGCAAACGGAGAAACCAGTATCTGAACCGCATCTCTCACCTTGCCGCGGAGTCTTGGAAATAATGCCATGGACGGAAAAAGGGATAAGGGTTAAACGATGGAACGGGCAAAGCTGAAGGCGTCGTCACAGCGGCGCAGCCAGCCGCGCCCGAAGACGGGGAACTGCTTGCAGGAGCGGTAAAACGCCTTGCGCTGCTCGTTGAGGCTGGCGATGAATTCCGCCTCTCCGGATCGGGCAAGAACGGCCTGCAATGTCTGCCGGGTCTGTTTTCCGGGAATGCCGTCTACCGTGAGGGAGGCCCCGTAGTCGTTAAGGGCGCGTTGAAGGATTTTTCCGGTATTTCTGCTACCGGAATTGAAGTAATGGTCGCGCAGGATGAATTCCGTGGCCGGATGGGAGTCAGAGCCCATCCAGGAGCGTACGGCGGAGGTGTTGTCCAGCACGTATTGCAGGCATCCTTCCCAGGCTTCTTCCCGGTTCCCGGCGTCAAGCAGGGCTTTCAGGCGGTTGAATACCGCGGGTTCAATGCCGTCGCAAATGCCGCAAATCTCCCATTTGCCGCCCTTGTCCGCGGCGGGAAGGCGGGAAACGCGCAGGGAATCCGGCCCGGTTACGCGGGCATCTTCAAATCGGAGAATGGCCGCAGCCATGTTTCTTTCAGTGTTATTCATAACTTGTTCGTGTTGTTGTTTAATCCTCGTCAATGAGGGATTTGTTTGCGGCTTTCGCCAGCTCGCAGCTTGGGCACTTGTTGATCAGTTGAGTCATCAGGGCGTCAATCTTGGCATCCTTTTTCTCCATCTGATCCTGATGGCGCTGCTGGTCCTCACGGCGCATTTTGAGCACCATCGTGACAACCCAGCCCATGACCCCCAAACTACCCATACCCGCCACGTCGGATAAAGCAGGGTCAATAGACGTAAGGACGCCGCTTGAGGCAGCCAACGATGCCCCGATCGTGATCAACATGCCCAAACTGTTCACGGTTTATTTCTTGGTGGGAATTACCTGCACGACGGGCGGCACCTCCGTTTTGGACTGCGCCTGGGAATAGGAGATATGCCCCTGCTCAATGACAAGACAGGATCCGTCCTTGCATACCTCCGTTCGGTCCGGGGTAATGTCCACGTTATGCCCGCAGCCGGTTACGGTGATGTAGCCAGCAGCGGCCAGAGCGCCGATGATGGCGCCGATGACGTACTTGACCCAATTCCCCCAGCGGGCAGATGCCGCCTGCTGGGCCTTTTCGATGTCGTTTTTATTTACGTTCATATTTGTTATTTATTGGTGGTGAAGTGTTTGAAAAATGCGACGACTGGAAGAGTTGTCAGCGTGAATTCCGGGTAGTCTGCGGTCGTGAACGTCCGCCGCCCTCCTTGGGGATTAATGGCCTCGATGGTTAGCTCTACGGCCTCAATCTCCACCTCCGCGGGGTCAAATGGTTCATCCGGTGCAAGAGCGGTTACATGCCCCAGCCGCGCCCACACCTGGGAGGCTTGCCAAGGAGCCGCCAGCCCTACCAGCGCGGCCACCACGGAAGACATGGCCGGGGCCTGATTGGCGGGAATGTCGTCTTGCGTGTAGCGGTCCGTGTGGGCGTAGCTGTCCGCATCCTGGTAAATGGCCGTCAATGTGAATTTGTTCCATTGCCCCGGCAGGGGAAAATATATCTGTATTTCTGCGTTATTCATAATTCCGTCGGTTGTTCGGTATATGGCTCCTCCGTCGCGCTGGTGATCCAGCTGCGCTGGTAGGGTTCCAATCCGAAACGCACATAGGTATTACCACCTACACCGTTAATGATTGTTGGAGACTCTGCGCTGATTACCCCCCCATAGAGACCCGCCTGTGCGTCAAGATAAATAACAGGGGCATAGAGCACATGATAGGTATCCCAGCACCTGATGTCTGCCAGCTTGATAATCGTATCATTAGACAGCCCTCCCATTACCATCCAGACTCCGGCGGCCAAGGCGTCTCCATGACCAATTTCGGATTGAGCAATGACAACTCGATAGGTGGCTGAGCATGGATTGGTATTGCTGTTGTAGTCCAGATTGGATAACGTCGTCCGTACCACATATCTCTTGGGACTACCGATGCCAATCAGCTCACGCACGCGAGCCTTGTAGCCATTATCGTAATAGAGAGTCACATCAACCAGCCGCGTTATATCCGCCGCACTGCCGACCACAGGGCGGAGCCGGAAATCATCTATGCCCGCATCCGGATATTCTTCAAATTGTCCAGACCCGCCAATAATCATGGAAATTTTAAATGCGCTCCCCTCGGACCCCCCACTAAATTTAACGGGAAGGGAATACCCCGCTATCTTGCTATAATTTCCTCCTCCGAGCGCACCGGCAGATGGCAGTGTGACGGATGTCCGGATATTGGCTGCCAAGATGGCCTCACAATAACATCCCGGCGCAATATGATTGATTGCCACCCCATTAGTAGCCGTGCAGGAGGATGTGACCCAGTAGGTGCGCGTCTGGTGCATCATGGCCGCATGGGCCATCCCCAGGGCATAAGCCCGGCTGACGGCTGCGGTATCCGTCTGCGCCCCGGCAGCCAGCGGGATATTGATGCCGCCATTGGCGTTGATCATGGCGTCATAGGTTTGGGGCTGTGTCCAGGTGTAAGCCTGGGCTGTGTCCACGGTTCCCACGTCCCCGCGCGGTATGGTCATGTCGAGGGTGTAGGAGCCCGCCGTACTGCCCGGCTTGAGTTCTGCCGTGGCTTGGCTGCCGGGGACGCCAGTGGTAATCATTCCGGTGGTCAAGGTCATGCCGCTGGCAATCTGCTCGGCTTCTTCCCTGGCCTGCTGGGCGGCGTCCGCATTATCGGCAATCTGCTTCCCGGTCTCCGCCACATTGGCGGCCAGGGCGTCAAAGTGTCTGCGGGAGGCCAATTCAATTCCCCCAACGCTGACGCCGGCGTCATAGGCAACGGACATGGACAAGGCAAGTCGGGAGTAGTTGCGCCATGCCAGCTTGTCGCCGGAAGCAATCAGCACCCCTTCCGTTCCTCCGTGTGAAGCGGCGGCCCCGTAAGCAATCAGGGCCTTGCTGACGGTCGTTCCGGAGCTATCCACGGCATACACTTCTAAAATGAGTCGGTCCGCCGCAGAAACGGCGATTCCATCAAAATTCCAATGGCATTCCATTGTGCTCGCATTGATAGAGGTCCAGGACGCCGTTGCCGTGCTGGTGCCGAGCACTTCCAGCGGCAGGGCCAGCCCCGCGGAGTACCTGCACAAACGCGCCATCCAGCGTGTACCGTTGGCCTCGCTGGCCGGAGTCTGCAAGGCGATCTTGTTGAGCCTGTAGGAGGCGGCCAGATGCCCGGATACGTAGGTAGAATTGAGGGCAAAGGTGAAATAGTTGAAATCCCGCGTACTGGTACCCGCCGACATGGTCAAGACGGTTTCACCATCCACGGGGGTCACGTACATGCCGCGCTCCTGAAGGGATTTCTCGACGGCATCGTCTACCCATGCGGGAGACTCGGAAATAACGGTAATGGTGCCGCCTTCATCCTCCGGAATCACGATGTCGAGATAGTCCGCGGGGGCGTTGTTATCCACGTCCACGGGAGTGAGGCGGGGAGCCACATGAATGACGCCCGCAAGCAGGGGGTTGTCTGTCCCGTCGCCGGAGACAAGGACATCATACCGATGGCAGCCAGCCGCGAGCCGGGGAAGCTGCAAGGCGCATCTCCCGTCAATGATCTCGGAACCGGGCATATCCCGGATGCCGTCATCCAGGACGCCGCCCCGGATGGTCATGCCGTTGAACTGCGTGTCTACCTCGCCGGAGGACAGCACAAAGCGCAGGTGCTGCACCTGTGCCAGTCCCTCGGTTGTGTGCAAATCATGTTTGGCCGCTTGCCTCATGCACGCATTATCGCCCCAATGGGAGGCAGGCGGCAACAACGTCAAAATGGGCTACGGACAGCCTTAGATGGGACAGAATTTCCCGGTGTGCCTGACAGCGTGCTGACTCTTGCCGACAATGGGCTTGTTGCCTTCCCCGGTCCAGACGCCGGCTGCCCCGCGGATGGAAGCCCATATAGCTCCAAGCAAGGCGTCCGCCCGGTCGGGGGAAGACAGGTTACGGGCCTTCATCTTGTCCTTCTTTTCATTCCGTATCTTGGAGTCGTCCGTGAATTCCTTCTTGCGGGTCGTCAACTGCGTATAAAGCGTCTTGTCCGGCTGCTTGGACTTGATATGCACCCGGCCCGTCATGAGTTCAAGGCCGGCATCATTCCAGCATTCCGCGGCAAGGTTGATGTAGCGGTCCCGGTCTTCCGGAGGGTTGTTCCCGAAGAACTCATTAGGGTACCAGTCCAACTCGTTGAAGTCGCTGATCACGGCAAGGCCCATGCCCGGAGCGTCCACCCATAAATCACAATCCGCAATGCCCAGCCCTTTGAGTGTGGCAATGCACTTGCGGACACTCTGCACCGTGTCCCGCTGACGTTCCGCGTACTCGATCCAAGCTTCGTTCCCGTCGCAGATGGCAAGGACGGTTTCATCACCGCCCGCAGCAATGTCCAGGAAAGCCACGGGGCGCCCCCTGCGGGGCTCGTAGGGCTGCCGCTGACCATATTCCAGCTTGCCAGGGTCAATGATGTACAAGTCCCCCTCCTGCGTGAACTCCGCCAGCACAACGGAACGGTAGTAGGAATCTTCTTCATTCCCTCCTACGCGGGCCAGAATGCGGTCAATGCGCTCCTGGGAGATATGGGGGCAGTCAAAGGCTGTCACCACCATCGGGCAGAAGAGGTCTTTTTCCTCGTGAAAGCAGCGGTAGAACTGGCCGGAGGGTTTGCCGGGGGAAGAGAGGTAGACGCAGAACTGAAGCGTACAGCGTTCAATGGCGTCAAAGATTTCATCCGGCACCGTCTTTGCTTCGTCCACGACGAAAAACACGGGGGAAGAAGGGTCATCCCCGGTGAACTCATCAGCGTCAAACAGGCGGGCTTTCTTCTCGCTGCGGGGGTCTTCCTCTTCCTGCTCCTTTCGTTCATCCTTGAATTCGTCCGTCACGCGCCCGTGCCAGCCTTCCGCCTTGCCGGCGTGGTTGGTGGAAAAGCCTTCAACGAATCCTCCTTCCGGAGTTTCCACGCGGCAATTCTTGAGCCATTTCCAGCCCGCAAGGGACGGGTTGTTCCGGTGCCGTTCCAAGGCAGGCCAGAGCTGGTTCTTCACCTGGCGCCATGAGCCGGACGTAATCGGCATGCGCCCGCGGGGGTAGCGCCACAGGAACCACAAGGCCAGGATGCCGATTACCTTGTCCGTCTTGCCGGATCCGTTGGCTGCACGCAGGGCAATACGCTTGCCGCGGGCAGCACGTTCAAGGGCCAGCATCTGCCATTTGTACAGGCTCGTTTCCCCGAGCACCACGGCGGCAAAGATGACGGGGGAGTCTTCCGGCCTGACAGGGGGCCCTAGCTTTCTTCCTCTTCTGACCATATTTCTTTCAGGGCTGCCGCCAACGGTGCGACTGCTTCCGCGGGCAGAGTGTGAGCCAATTTAACGGGCGTGTCTCCACCTTCCAGGGCCAGCGCCGCGCGGTCTCCGTATCTCTTGGGCATCAGCTTGGCAAGCATCCATTTGAGCGTGTCTATTTCCAGTTTGACCGCTTGCAGCATGGTTCCCCCTATTTCGGCACAGGGGGCCACTTCATGCCCCTTCTCCACAAGGTCAAGCAACTTGTCTTCCAGGGCGGCAAGCCGTTCTTCGCACGCGCGCGCGTACTGCTCCGAAAACGCCTTGTTCTCGTGTACCCATCTCATGACGGAAGGATTAGGGACGCCCTCCTTTTCAGCAGCCTTTCGGAGACTGTCCCCGCACCGTATATGGTCACAGATGCGTTCCGCCAGGGCGGCGCTGTACCTGGACGGGCGCCCGGGTTCTCTCTTCTCGGTCTTTCCTGTCTTCTCCTTCTTCATTTCGCATGCTCTTTGTTGATTTCCTCCCACCCTGCCACCTTGATGACTTTCTCCGCCATCTTCCTGGCATGCTCGGCCACCTCCTGCGCGGGAAAGACAACCTCGTCAGGTTTGTCCTGCTTGACCCCCCAGCGGTCTTCATAAACCTTCTTCAGCTTCGTCTTGAGTGCTTCAGGGAGTTTGGCCGTGCTGGCCTTCTTGCCGTACCCGTACCTTTCAATCAGGTCAATCCCGAAGCGTTCCGCGCCCCGTGGACGCTTCAACGGCTCTCCGGGCTTGAGTAGTCCCAGCCGTTCACATTCCGCGCGGCTCACGGGCTCCTGGTCCATGTAGGAGTTGAAACCGAACGGCGGCCAGGGAACTTCAAAGCCTCCCAGGCTGGCAGCGTTCATTTCGTCCGCCCAAAAAGTAAAGTCGGTTTTGAGCCGGACGGCGTCCTCATTGATGACATGGACAAGCCGCTTTGTCTTGGCTCCCGGGATGCGGATGAACCGGAAAGCTGGCCATGCCTTGAGATTGGCCGGCTTCATGGATGCTTCCCACTGGGCCGCTCCAATGTTTTGCCGGACGTTGGTTTTGAAAATGAGCTTCAGGCGGGCCAGAGCTCCGATGTTTTTAATGTCGTTATGGTACTTCGGGCCTTCGGCGTCCGGAGAAACAAGCCCCTCGGTTTGGAGCCATTGAAGCGCCTGGTTGGAAAAGTCCGCGGCACTCCCTACCTTGATAGCCGTTTCGCCGTTGGGGAGGATTTCCTTCTCTCCGGAAAGATAGTCTTTGATCAGCATGTAAAGGCGCCCCAGCAGCCGCTTGTTTTCCTGTTTTGAAGAAAAGAACTTATCCTCGCACGCTACAACCGACAAAGCCGACCACTCCTTTGAGTCCATGCCGGAGGGGGCGGGATGTTTTGCCAGGAACTTTTCCAGGGGCGTTACCATAGGGGCAATTCTGGATGATTGAAGGGGCGTCTTTCAACCTTGGCAAATTGGGCTACGTGGTGCTCCAAAATGCGGACAGCGGGGCGACGGTAGAGGAAAGCAGCCTCAAGGGCTGTAATGATGCCAGCAGCCCGTTGTTCCGCCTCATGCTTGTTGCTGGTGCCAAGCCCCAGCTCGACAAGTTTACCGTTCTTTTTGGGGTCTACCAAGAGCGTCAGCCGGAGCTTATAGGAGCCGGGCTTTCCGTGCCGCGTTGGCTTATTCTTTCGCAGGGATGGTTTGGGGGGTCTCATTTGTTGTTGGTGGTAGATTCTTCTTCGTATTTCGTCAACTCGGCCGTCCACTTGAACGGGATATGCCCCATACGCCCAAAGCGGTTTTTGCCAATAATCCACTGCGCTTCTGTGGGCGCGTGCTTGTCCGGATTATACATTCCGGGCCGGTGAATCATGATGATCTGGTCCGCGTCCTGTTCAATGGATCCGGAGTCGCGCAGGTCGGAAACAACCGGCTTTCCCTGGGACTTGCCTTGACGCTTTTCCACGTCGCGGTTGAGCTGGGCCAGCACCAGGACGGGAATATTCAACTCTTTTGCCATAGCCTTGAGGCCGGCCGAGATTTCAGAGACTTCCCGCTCCCGGCTCCCGCGGGCCTGCTGGGACGTGGAGCGCACAAGCTGCAAGTAGTCTACCCCGATGCACTTGACACCGTGTTCCCTTACCATCCGGCGCCCGCGGGCCTTGATTTTTTCGATGGTCAGGGCACTTTCATCGTCGATGTGCAGCGGGGCGTCCGTGATTTTCCGCACGGCAGCCGTGAAATTCTGCTGCTGTCCGACCGTCATCGGCTTGCCTCGGCGGATGTCATCGGAGTTGATGCCAGCCATGCCGTAAAGGATGCGTTCCAAAAGCTGGGCTTTCGGCATTTCCAGGCTGAACATCCCCACGGGGGTTCCTTCCAGGCAGATGTTGGTCAGGATGTTGACAAGGGCAGCGGTTTTCCCGACGCCGGGCCGGGCGGCGATCACAATCATGGCGCCGGGCTGCAACCCGTCCAGGGTCAGATTCAGACGGCGGAACCCGGAAGACAGCCCCTTGATGGCGCCGGGGTTCTTCATGCGCCATTGCAGGTTTTCGATGATGGAGCCCACCGCTCCGCGGATGGTTTCGGTTTGCTTGACGCCGCATTTGTCCCGCAGGGAGGACATATCGCGTTCAACTTCATCCAATGTCTCTTCCGCACTTTTGAGCTGGTCTCCGGCACATTCCGCAATCCGGGACGCAAAAGCGAGCAGAGAACGTCTTTTTGCGGCTTCCGTGACCATTTCCAGCGCAGCGTCCGTCTTGTAGCGGGCAAGGGCTCCATAGGTGGCAATCTCTACCACCCCGGCGTGCCCTCCTACGGCGTCAAGCTGGCCTTGAGTCTCCAGGTGAGCAATGACGGTCAGGGCATCCACGGTGCCCCCTGTCTTGGCAATGGTTTCCAAGGCAGACCAAATCTGTTGATGTGCCGGGAGGCTGAATGTCTGCCGGGAAATGCCTTTGTCCCGGAAGTCCGTAAATGCCTGGGTGCCGTCCATAGCCTGGGAAAGCACCAGTTTTTCAGCGTCAATAAGTGTTTGAGAGTCGATCATGTTTTGAAATAGGTTGATTGTTAAAGTTCTTCAAGGTTTGAATATGGGTCTTTATCTGTTCCCGGCTGTGCGGGATGGTTGGCGGAATAACTGACGGCAAAATTGATGGAGTCAGATTTCCATTTGGCCGCGGTGATGGGAATTTCTCCGCGTTTCCAATCCGTCAAATCCCGTTTGGAGATGTATGCTGTTGCACAATCCGGAATCTGGTCAGGAGCTAACCGAACCCTGCCCGCAAAAGCCGCGGCCCGCAAATGGGCTTCGACTTCCTCCACGGTACACGGAGGGGGAAGAAAGGGGGATAAATTCTTCTCTTCTCTTCTCTGGTCCGCATTTTGTCCGCATTTTGTCCGCTTCCTTTGCGGACGTTTGTCCGCATCGTCGCTACAACCCATTCTTTCCAGGCGCTTTCTTTCTGCTTCCATTGCGCGGCGTTTCGCGGATTGGCCGTTGTGCCGTCCAAAGTTGGGGAACTCAAGGGAGGCAGCGCGTCCCTTGAGCCAGCCCACTTGGCGAAGCGCATCGGCGAACCCGATCAGGTCCGCAATGTCGTCAATGTCTTCTTCCGAGATGTCCATCCCGGAACCCGTGAAAGAATGAGAATCAGCCCAGGACCATACAGAAACCAAGCGTCCTACAATGTCGAAACGTGACAAACGGAGAGCGCGGGCCATGCGGCGCACTTCCGGTTTATCGTGCAGTTCTTTTTCAACCTTTATCCAGTCTCCGGCCATATATACTATATCCCCTCCTTCTCTTTTGCTTCTGCGCCAAATGCAGGTGAGAGCTGTATTTTCCTGCCTTGAACAGTATTGATTTTTAGCGGCTTCTGGATGTACAGGCATGCGGTCAAAAGGCTCCTTTCAGCGGCGTAGTTTGCCTCACGGAAATGTCTGCTGTACCGAACTATCCGAACCCGTCCGCCAGGGAGGACATACAGTAATCCCCACCGTTCCGGCAGGTCATCTTCTGTGATGATCCCCGGCTCACAGATGTAGTATCGGCAATACCCCATACCCTTTTGAGGACGGAGGCGGAACGGCTTTTTGAGGTCTGCCAAAAAATCCGCCCGGCTGGTTTTAGCCTCAACGAGGATGCTATACGATCCCTTGAAACCTATAGCGTCGGGCTGCTCGTCCGTAACGATGCAGTTCGGTTCCGCGATCGCCACCCGGCAACGGGCAGAGCCCATGAGCCAGCGTTCAGCAATTTCGCATAATTCCCGGTGCGTCCGCGGGATTAAAGATGTTGGTTTACGCGCCATAATCAAAAAAGCGTCAGTTGGGGGTTGTAGTTAAGCCACAGGCATTCGATTTTCTCCCCGCCTTGCGTGTCGTGGGAGACCTTGCATTCCTTCCGCCACCCGGCCAGATGCCGGGCATAAAGCTCGGAATCGTAGCCGGACAGGACAACCTTGCCTTTCAGCGTCTTCAAAAAGACAAGAAGCCGCTCATGGTCCTCTTGGTCGTACTCATGCGCGTACCTCACACGGTTGCCTCGGGTAGATTGCACATAGGGAGGATCCACGTAATGCAGCGTGTCCGGCGTATCGTACCGGGCCATGACCTGCAGGGCGTCCATTTTGTTGATTTCGATATTTCGGTTCCGGAGTTCGGCCGCGCATTCTCGCACTACGGCCGGATATTCCCGCCACGTTTGAGGATAAGGGGTTGTGCGAAGTAAGCCGTTGCGCTTGAACCCCGGCTTGTGAATACCTCCGCCGTAGGACATCATGGAGTTGATGGCAAAACGGAGAGCATCTTCGACTTGATCTTCCGCGATTTCAAAAGACCGGGCATAGGCCGTTTGAGCGTAGGGTGTCAATTCCAGCAGACTGGCCAGCCGGGCGGATTTTTCCGGGTCCCGCAAGACCTCAAAGAAATTAACCACTCGGTCATAAAGGTCGTTGTAGATCTCCATCCAGGCGGGCTGTTTATTAAGCAACACAGCCCCGGAACCTCCGAACGGTTCAACGTAGATTTTATGGGGAGGGAAAAAGCTGATAATCCAGGGGGCAATTCTGTTTTTCCCTCCGATATACCGGGCCAGAGCCCTTTTCCGTGGTGCTCTAGTGTTCATTTCCCCTCCTTTCTCGGCTCCCATAGACAGTGTCCCCAGCACTGCGAACAAGGCAGCTTGCAGCGACGGTTGCTACTGTAAAAACAGTTAGGGCAATCCCGTCCGTCCGGTGGATTCCACGCCTTGCACGCGGCCCGCTTCTGCCACGCGTCACGGATCAGTTTGACGTGCTTGTTTGTGATTTCTTTTTGACCGCAACACACATGGGCTTCCCTCCAAAAATGGCGCATTATTTGACTTTGAACACAGAATTGGTCCTGGTGATTCCTCCTGAATTCTTCCAGCCTCCCTAATGCTTTTCCGTACTCGCGAAACGCTTTCTGTTCAGGCGTTTTCTTCATCTTCGGCCTCCTCTTCTGGTTCAAAATCTTCACAAGCTTTTGTAGTTTCATCCACCTCTTCCGAATACAGGATGGATGTCGCTCCCCAGCAACATCCATCCTTTTGGTCCCTATAGATACAGTTAATACAGGTCTTCATGCGAGCCTCCTTTCCAGTATCGCCGCTTGCTCGTCAGTGAGGTACTGCCAGCTTTGCGGCGGACGGGTCATGCCGATGGCCGAGAGCGGCACAGGAGAAGGCAAAGAAACAGGACTGGAAAATTCCCATACATAATTAGGAGCGTAAGATTTTAATAAATCATATGTGACACACGCTTTTTCGAGTATTTCACGGGTAAAGCAATAGCTTATGTCTTCCCGTATGTCCCAGATAGTGCGGAGCACGCATTTGCCGATTATTGCTCTCTCCCCTCCTTTCCTTGACTCATAAAGCCAAACAATTAGTTTTTCGTAATAATATTTATACGGAAAAGATTTCCGCAGTTCCCACGTTTTTTCCCCGGACAAAATTTGCCCGGAGAAAGGCCGCCTGACGGATGCGAGGATGTTAATCATTGCTGGCCTCCTTTCCATCTGACACGAGGATTTCATACATATTTTCTTTCTGGTCGTATTCTTCCTTGTAAAATTCAATGTATTTCCGGGCGGAACGCTTTGTTCTCAAACCGTGAGCAATTAAAACATCTTTCGGTTCAATTAGGTGCGTTTCTCTATTTATAGTGGCAATCCAAACAATGACATCGTATGTCCTTTTCATTGTTCCGCCCCTCCCTTCTGTTCAAGCTCCCACGGATATGTGTCAATTTTACCGTCAACCAAAGTTCGGAATATTAAGTTCCCTTGTTCTTCGTAGAATCTATCATCTACCGCCGCAAGATCGCCTGTTATCCCATATTCGTTTTCAACAGGATCACCGCCCCCGTTATGAAGCAAATAATCCAATGGTTCACCGTTTTTATCTTCTGTAATAACATGTAGACCATTATTCCAACCAACGATCGGATAAATACATCCTGCGACAAAACCTCCTGATGATACTAAGCAAAGGCATTCTCTATATGTTTTCTTAAATCTATTCATTTCAATTTTCTCCTTCCTGGATTGTTTCGATTTCCCAACCCGTTTTTGTCTGCTTGGCAGCGATAAAAACAAAGGGGAACTTGTCGGCGGCGGTCTTGATTTTTACCCTGGCGTCGTCGCGCCAAAAGCCTTTCACTTCGTGGAATTCAAGAGTGCCGTCTGGGCGGACAACCATGAAATCCGGCGTGTATGAGCAGCGGTTCCCCAAGATCAGTTTGACGGCTTCAAACTTAAATTCCCGTATTTCCCCCTTGTTTTGGAGGTCAGACAGGTAAAAGCCATAGGCGGCTTCCGTCTTGTTCATCACGCCGGGCCGATGGATAGCTCTTGCCCTGGCTCTCATGCCGCCCTCCCTTCTACGGCCGGGCGGATTGCCGGCATGATCCGAGTGTAAGCGTCAAGGTATTTTGGGCCGAATTCGTCCAGAGCCGCCTTAATGCGGTCGGTGTACTCGTCCCATTTCACTTTGACCAAAAACGGGCGCAGTCCGGGGCAGTAGGAAAGGAAATACCACGCCCGCAAGCCAGTCACAGCCATGGAGCCGTGCACCTGCGGCTTGTATTTGTCCGGCAGCACGCCGTCCAGCAGATACCGGGCATGATGCTTGGAGAGAGGGCACTTGATCTCAAGTCCAGCTATCACAAGATCAAGCCCGTCTTCCAGATTTTCAAAAACAAGTCCGTCAGGGCTGCACCCGATAGGGGCCGTTTTGCGGCGGATAAATCCAACTTCTTTTACCGCTTTGCCGGTCAAGGTCGCGAAAAGCTCGCGGGCTTCCGGTTCCAGGGCTTCCCCGCGATCCGTGTGAAAATTGCCTTCAAAGGTTATTTCATCCGGACGCAGACAGGAGCAGCACAGTTCGATGATTAAATCATCCTGCTGGGCTGACGGCTTCCCGGTTTTGGGAGTGATCAGTCGGTCAAAGTTGCTGGCGGTCAGATGACCGGAACGCAATTTAAACCATAGGTCGCTCCGTTGTGGAACGTCCTCGTAAATAACTATATTTTCAAGGTTTAACATAACTTTAGTAGTCCTCTCTATTGGCTGGCACATACTCACGTTCCTGCTCCTTCAGACTTCCAAAAAAATCATCGGTATCATCATTTGGAGGCGGTAATGCCTCCGATGCCGGAGGCTGTTTTTCCTCCGGTTTGGGCGGATTAAAGGGGTCTATTTCCTCGTTTTCATCCTTGGACGGGGTTACATTCCGCATTTCGCTTCCAAATTCCTGTTCGTCGGAAACGCTCATGGCTTGCTGGATATACAAGGGCAAATCCCATTGCTTGGAGGCGCGCTTGATCACTGTTTTCAGGCCCATCTGGCTAAAGTCATCCTTCCAGGGCCCCACAATTTCCCCTTCCTTGTTCCGGGACTTGGTGCGGGCCTTGATTTCCTCCACGGCGCGCAGGCTCATGCGTTCTCCGTGTAGGTAGAGGTCCTTGTCTGTCCAGGTGCAATAAAAACCCCTGATGGGCGCCGTGCTGTCATCCCATTCCGGGATGTGGCCCATTGCGAATTTTCCTTCTTCCAGGCCCCAGGAAAATGGCTCCCCCTCTCTCACAATTCCAATATTGAGGTTGGTGACGCCGTTGGAGCGAGCCATACGCATTAGGCCGCGGGCGGAGGGCACCGGAACACAGGTCAGGACGGCCTTGCCGGTTGTCTTGTCGTTGCTCCAAAAGGGCACCAGATAGCCGTGGATGCCGTCAGGCTCACACCGCATCATCAGCAGGTTTTTCAGGGATGCAATCAGCGTTACAGGGGCGCATTGCTGAAGGAGTGGGGTTTTCTGGCAGCAGTGCCAGAAGATACTGATACAGCGTTCCGGCGTCATCATGCCCTCTACAAGCTGGGCAATGTGGCTCTTCACGTCCTTCGACATCACAATTTCATAGAGTGTCTTTTTCGGAACTGGCGCCTGGGGCAAATCTAGTTTATCTGTAGGTGCGTTACTCATAATCTTTGCATGGTTCTGTGTAACAAGGCCGGGGATCAGTTGGCGCTGACCCCGGCCATCTCCTTTTTAGGCATTCATGGATTCGCGGTGCTTGCGGTTCAGTTCGTCGCAAAGCTCCTGCGCTTTCTCTAGGGCCTCTTCCTTGTTGTAGGGAGATGTGAGACAAGCGTCTGATTTCCACCATATTGTGTATATATAGTAGTCACCTCTCGTGACCCGGAAACTACAAGTCATCTCTTTGACCTCATAAGGCTGTTCTGCCTCAATTTCCTCAATGGGCTTGACAAGTTCAATGCAGGCAACTGAAAGGTAATTGTTTCGGTTTAGTAAAACGCCATCAGGGAGGCTAACATCCCCTCCCACAATCTCGTCTCCACAAAGGGCCACTTGGCCTCCAATTGCGTTATTTGCGGACAACTCCCGATTACCTCCACTTCCGAAAAGCCTCCCGTGAAATCCGGTGATTCGTACCAAATCCCCCTTGCGGTATTTCCGCGCCGGGTCGTATTTCGCCTGGGCGGGTTCGAGGAAGGAAGGCTCAAAAAATAACCATTCATAAGAGCCTCTATTGTCATGGATTTTAACAAAGATAGGATCTTTCGTAGTCCCATCATCTTCCTTGATCGTTCCCCGGATGATGACTTCGGTTCCGGGCTTGCATTCGTTTCTTTGCATGGTGTTTTTTCTGTTTGTTGTTATTTAGGTTAGGTTAGTTGGAAATGGTACTTGAGGGGTTCCTCTTCCGTTTTGCGGGAGGTCTGTTCATGTCGACCCCTGTCTGAGAGATTTTCTCCTTAGTAAGAAAGCGGTACACGCTCACGGCAGAAATGCGGTAGTCGCGGGCACTCGTACCAAGGTCTTCTATGTGCTTGTCCCGTAGAAGTTTGATAGTCTTCTTGCGTGACCATCCGCAGGCTGGATGCTGCGCCAGGTCGTTTATAGAGAGTTCCAGCTTTCCATTAAACATGCGGGCGGCTTTCTGTTCATCGGATTCTTCCAAAATCAACAAGCCGCGGTCATGCAGACTTTCAATAGTCTGCTCCACGATAGAAGTTACAAATTGATCCAATCCGTTCATATACACTAAGATTTAACGATGAAATAAATGATCGTGCAGATGCCAACCAGCAGGGAGGAAAAGACAAGGTTCTGCACGATGCCAGGCCGGGGCTTGAGGTCATTTTCCGGCAAGTCCAGCGGGCAGCCGTATAGGGATTCTATTTTTGCGTCGCGATCTCGGCGCATCCAGTATTGTTCATTCGTCATTTTTCTCATTGTTGTTTAGGGTTGGGGTTAAAGCTCGTACCAGCCGAGCCGCTTCAGTTCTTCAATCAGGGATTCTTCCATGGTTCAGTCGATATGCCCGTCAGGATTGTCGGTCGTGGCGTGATCCCGTTCGTACTGCACAAGGGCGTTTTCGAGGGCTGCAGCTGCGGTTTCATGCTAGTTCATGAGCCGTTCGGCTTCTTCGTGGTTCACAGCTACGTCGTCCACTCGGATGCAGCGGTCTTCGGTGTCGTATTCGATAATCATATTTACCTTTCTTTTTTTGGATATTATCGTTCTAACAAATCCAGATTTACTATTTCAGCAGAAGAATTCAACAAAATATTTCCTATTTTGTCATTTTTCTCTGGATTAAACCGTTGGATTCTTGGTTTCAGGATGCTTACCCTTGCGAGGTCGGGGAAGCTTGCTGGAAGGAGTCAGGACAAATCCCAGTCGTCGGGCTTCTTGGACAAGAAGGGTCTTGATCACTTCTTTGGGGCGAACTCCCTGTTCGGCATAGGCCAACAGGCAATTCTTAATGCCGTCCTCCATTTTATCGAGTTTGATGATTGAGTACATAGTGAGTTGCGTTTGATGAATTCAAACTACTGCAAACATCTACATTTTGCAAGAATTATTTCTGCATTTGTCAACACCCGCTCATTTTTTAATGTTGCAATATCAACAAAATGTTGTAATATCAACGCATGACGCCAACCAAAGCAGACATTAAAAAATGGCTTAAGGCCTCTGGGAAATCCCGTGAATGGCTCGCAGAACAATGTGGAGTTGACAAAAGAACCGTTGATCTTTGGTTGAGTATCTCTCGGAAGGTCCCATCAAAAGCAATCTTGATCATTCAGCGTCTTATGACGGAGAAGGCCTCTCCCATACTTCCCCAGGTAGAACTTGATTTCACGGACGAGGAATGGGAGGTGATAAGTGCGGCCATGACATCTACACAGCAAACATTCATGGAATTTATCAACAGTGCGTTCCGTAACGCACTCAAAGAGTTCGCAGATATAACGCTTCAGAACGCAGCTAAAGAAAAAGAAGATGCCCGCAAGCAGTTTGTCCCGGAGGAAGCATTCCCCTCTACAATATCAACTAGCAACGAAAGGTACAATCTGTCCGTGATCGGCAATATCGCTGCTGGCGGATTGCAGGCTGGTGACACCATTCCTTATCACATCACCGCAAACCGCCCCCTGGGAAAGGACGAATACGTCTTGCGCGTCGAAGGCAAGAGCATGGAGCCTACTATTAAGGACGGAGCGCTTGTTATTATGCGTAAGCACACCATCCCACCGATTCCCAAAGTGGGAACCATTGTGGAGTATTATGACGAGCGTGGCGTAACATTGAAAAAGCTGGCCAGGAAGAAGAATCCGGAAACCGGGAAGATGGACTACGTCCTACATCCTCTCAACCCTGCATTTGGTGATATTGAACCAATGGACGGCGGCCGCGTTTCCGCCGTGTACGTGGAAACGCTCCAGGAGTGGACAACAATATGACCTACTTTTGTAGCCGATCGTAGCAAATTACCAATAAAGACCTCGCCGTTTTGATCGGTGGGATATTATTTCTTAGTGGCTAAAAAACCACCAAACACAAAGCCACCAGCGAAAAATGGAATAAACAATCCCAAGAATCCTAGAAAAGTACTTGGACTCATATTTGAAATAATCCATTTTAAATTAACTTCTTTGGGCGGTTTCAAAGTTAATTCTTCAGATATTTTTTTTGCTCCATCGGCAGAAATAGTGTACGCTCCACTTCGCTCATAAGAAGGGTAAGCGTATTTCGTGCGAAGGAAAAAATTTTCTATTTCTTTTTCATCTGCTTTGGGAGAATCTTTCATTTTAAAATAATTTAAATTTACATCATTTATTCGATTTGCAATAACACCTGGAGTCATATCTTCTCTAAATTTTATGACATTGGTGATATAGTTTAAAATATACAAACCACGCTCTCCGTTTGATTTATCGCAGTATTTTATTCTTTCAGTATATTCCTTCCAAGATAAGTCGTAAGTAGCTCTCATATCGAGAATATAGGCAATACTTAAACATAATAAAACAATCATTATAATTATTTTCCAGAAAATATTAAAGTGATT